TTAAATCCCGGACATCCATATCTAGCTGGTCGTTAATATATTCTATTGTTTTCTTCCTGTACTTAGCCATTTAGAATAGCGGTTGCTTTAAAGCCTTCCTTCTATAATAATCATCCTTTGAGTTTTGCTTCCTACAGTCATCACACATAGGATGTCTCTGGCCGAAAGTTTTAATAAACTCTGCCAGGGATTTACTTTCTTTACACCTAGTACACTCTTTTCTATCCGTCATTTTCATCTTCCCTTAAATGATCAAAGTCTCCAGAAATTTCACACTGACATCTATCACAAATATGCCCAACATCCAAAGACTGGAAACACTCTACACAATAGTTTAACTGTAGATCAGACATAAGTACCCCCTATGGCAATTATCACATACCAGGTGAGTATGGATAAGCCTGCAAGTAATAAAAACACTACAGCCCTCTCTATTATATTTATCATTCGTGATCCCCTCTTATTTTTAGCCCAAAATCTGTAAATATGTTTGCAATACAATCCGACTGACTGTAGTCCTCTACCTGGACTAGCTTTAGTTTTTTCTTGTAGTAGTCCTCTAGTTTCAATCGAAATTCTACCAAGTCCAGATACGTCCCTTTTGATATTGGATACTGGCGTGCCATATTTTCTAATAGCTGGGACGTACCCTCTCCAAACAGACGATCTATAGCCAGATTCATTGGCCCGGTTATGCCTTGCTCCCACTGGCGGTGACACTTCCTGCACTGGCTGATCGTGTTCCTCTCGTCCCATCTCAGTATTAGATTGTTCCGTCCTATCTTGTGTGACCAATCTAATTGTCTTAGCGGTGTGCTGTCCTTGTGTATTCCGCACGTCTGACACGAATACTGATCCCTGGCCTTCACGTATTCCCTCATAGCCTTGTCCATCCTGTGCTTCATTCGTGTCTTTGTAGGGATTTTTCTTGGCACTACTCATCCTCATCAAATTCCGGGGGGTCTGTGCTGTTAGTGTTTTTATTATACTCCTCTTGGCGTTTATCGAATATCTTATTAAACTTATCCCTCATCTCATCCGAATACCAACCCTCTAAAACACGATAACGCCCACCTTTTCCTTGGGTTCGCAATTTCTCCTGACCTGTCACGTAATTATCTCCATAATTATCTAGTGGGGTACAATCCCTTTTTTTCCTTCTTTTTGACGCTTCTTCAGCCTTATGCACTGCTTTATCTTTTTTACTCATAATTCTTCGGGGTGATCAGAATTACCTTCGAGATAGGTTTCTATTGGCTTATCCGACAAAGCCTTGCCTTGCGACTCTGCTCCGACACCCCGAATTCTTTCAAATTCCTTATGAAACTCATCTACTGCATTTGGTACAAAATGACCGAAATTCTTAATCATATCTAAACATAAGATAAGTAGCTTCTCGTGATTATTAACCTGGGCCGACAGAAGTTTTACCTGTTCTGCCAGCCCCTCATTTGCTCTATGTAAGGATTCAGACTGCATTTAAAATGGTAACTCTTCGTCAGCAGTTGCCAGGGTTTTTGTAGTTGTACCAGCAGGATCATACATTTCAGCGGCCAAGCTATTTAGCTCGTCACGATGATCAAAATGAATAAAAGCTAAATCCATATATTCCTTCTGCTTACCATCTTTTCCTGTATAGGGTGTATCAAGCTTTTTAGATGGAGCTGATACGAAAAAGCCCTTTGCACCATCAACGAGCTTACAATCGTGAACAGTAACCAGGGGCTTTTGATGTTCATCCAACACAACCAAGCTAAGAGTGGCTACAGTCTTACCCCAGTCTACGTTTTTAAGATTTTCAATTATGAAATGTCTCATTTTACTCCTTTTTTTTATTTTATTTTCCCCAGAATCCATCGTTCACTATTCTAGCTATAATCCCATAAACTGAGAGATCGTCAAAGCTATCAAGTACAGATTCATTCTGAGCGTTTTTTCTTTGTTTTACTACTAGGTTGATGAGTCGTTGCATCTTGTCATTCATTCTAAATGTAAGCCCCATCAAACTCACGTTTATATCTTCATCTGTTTCTAAACTTGTGCCAACCGCTATGTTGCCTGGACCGTAATCCATCTGCTTCTTACAGAAAAGCTCGTACTGCTCCCTCTGAAATGCTTTAAATGAACGGGCTGTTGCTGGGTAATTCTTCTCTATAAATTCTACTGGCTTATCCATTCCTCTCCCTTATATCTTTAACTGATTTTAATTTATGCACTGGTATGTGAGTTAAGGGTTTTAATTCCCACCTAACATCAGCAGTTGTATTTGTATTACGGTTTAAAGATTGCTTAAACTCATCATCCAGGTCTACACGATAATATCTATCGTCATCTGTGAAACGGAAAAATATGTAAGCAGGAAGATTTGTATTTCTTACCCTGTCTCGCATCTTAACTATTTTATCGGTGTCTACTACAGTGTCGGGATAGTCTATAGTCCCGTTAGTTCTATACTTTAGCTCTGCTACGCCAAGTATGGGGGTTCCAGGGACAATACTACAGGTTCCTGAAAAATTAGAGTTGTCTGGGTTAACAATGTGATAATCGTATTCAGCAAACCTGGGTTTCGTTGGCCAAAATTCAAAACCAATAGAGACTTCAAGATCGTTTGCAAATTGATGTTGCTTCTGTGCATACAGATCGGCATTCCAGTCAAATTGACCTCGTGCATTTTCCTCCTCCACGAGAAAAAATTGATTACTCATTTATAGCCTTAGTTAGCATCTCCAATGTTAGATTTACAAGTCTTAGTCTTTCTTCCAGGATCGGAGTTCGATCCTCATCTGGAACGTCTACTGCATTTTGAAACAAATCTATACCCTTCTTTTTTAATTGATAGGCCTTGGTATAATTAACGTATTCACCAGACTCTGGATTGAAATACATTTTCCTGGTCTTTCGTGTTTCATCTGATGGCGTTGGTACAATATCTTCTATCTTCACTGAACTATATTTATGCTATTGCTTACGCTTTGTTTTAAATCAAACTCACTCATAGTACAGCACCGACCCCAACCAAGCTGTTTAACCACCCGTACAGCGTCTTTTTCATATTCCTTAAATTCTGGTTTACCATAGCCACCAACACGCCTAATTTCCCTGAGTATTGGAGTTAATACGTCTACGCCATTGGTTGCACTTTTAGGTTTTACAACCTCTAATATTTCATCATTCCAGGATTTGTTGTTTAAAAAGGTTGTTGGGTCTTTCCTAAAACGCTTATTTGGTTCTGATTTTACATACCCTGGAATATAATTCATAGCAAGCTGACGATCCTTATCAGATAAAGCATTCCACTTCTTCTCTATCTTATCTGTATCACCTCGTTTTTTATCGTATAAATTCCAAAAATCAGCAAACGCTATATTTATATTACTCTTTTTATTATCTTTACTGTTAAGTAAAGACTTTCTATTATCTACGAAGTCTACTTCTATACCCCCCGGAAGTGTACTTCGTGAGGTAGGGTTACAGACTTCCATACCCCTGGAAGTTAATTTCAATACCCTTTTTAAAACCTCTTTTGTTCCCTCACGATAAATCAATTCTATACTAATAAAACCACCCTTAATTAGGTTTCGGATGATTGTAGAAACCTGTCTTTTGGAAACCTTTGTGAAGGTTGTTATCCATTCGTTATCAAATTGGTATATACCACCAGAGGTGATGACGTTGCCTATATTGGCTAATACAAATTTTTCATTTGGGGTTAAGTCTAACTCATACACTGCCCTGGTAATAATTATCATAGGGGGACTTTTAGGTCTAGCCATTTACTTTAATCCCCCCACTTTAGTATATCCATCTTTATCAATCGTTTTGGTATTTTTGGTTTGTTTTATTTTATTATTTTTTTTCCCACGATTAACTTCCTCTGAAATCAAGCCCCTTTGGTGAGGGGTACGAGAATTAACCACGGCTGATTTGGATGGGAAGAAGGTAGGAACATAATCTGCTGTTACAGGAGTACAGTCTGCCAGTGAAAATGTTGTAGGAAGGGGTTTTTTAACCTTGGGTTTACCAAGCTCAAATCCATCATAAATTCGTTTAAAAATTGCATAGATATCTCGAACCAGGTTAGCATCAAATTCATATTCAAAAGGCTCACATACGCTTTTTGGCGGACTGTCACCTTTCCAGTCTTTTTTTGCCCAAATTATACCCATCCGATCTACCGGGTTATCAGGATACATATCATTCCAGAGCATACTATACATTGTGAGCTGTGCCTGATTTTTTAGTACACCTTTAACATTCCGTGAAGTTTTTATATCTAACATCCAGGTGTCTTTTCCTATTTTACAGACTAAATCACAACGGCCCATAAATGGATATATAAACTCGTTAGCTTTCATTTTAAGTGAATATAAAAGCATCTCTTTATCTATCACTTTAGGTGATTGCTTTTCCCAAAATGATATCAGTGAAAGTAGTGCCTTACGTATTTCAAGTGTTACTTGAGATGATGGATAGTAATTCCTACCAGGAACAATCTCCAGGGGATTTTCAGGTATAACTATTTCTCCCCCATCAAGTATCTTATCCCAGGCATCGTGAACGAAAGTGCCAATTTCACTGGCGGCTCCGTTATGTTGTATATGCCTTTGATAATCCCCCTGGGATTGTTCTAAAAACCATTTGAAGAGAAACTCCTCAAGTGGAAGCCCAAAACGTAGAACTGTTGTTACGGAAGGGAAGAATATACCTTTAGATACCTCATATACTCTTCCATAACTGCTATATGGTACTATTCTAGGATAGTCATCCATTTAAGCAAGCACACCATTGTTGTTTTGCATTTGGTGTCTTACTATAAAACGTAAGTTGGTTAAATGCTTGTTCTGATCTTTAGTGGGATTCTTTAATACACCAAAGCGTTTTCCTGCTTTTAAAAGCTCCTCACCGTCATTTAAATAAACTTCCCCATAAGATTTACCCTTACTGCCACCACAAGGTATTATTGATTTTAATACCCCCTCAATGGTTAAGTCGGGTTCTTCTTCAAAGGTTTGGGACTCCAGCTTTGGATCGGCATCATCGCCTGGAGAAGCATCAGAGGCAGGAGCCAGAGTCCCGGTATTTTCTGGGAAACTTTCCCCAGCATATATATAGTGCCCTAATCCAAACATTGCCATAGCTTTAACCAAACATCTCATTCTGGCAGTATTAATACTCCAAGCATCAGGATTAGGAATTGATTTATTATTGTAATCTGTTACAGCTAGCCACATAGGTAGTGAATGTCCATCAACAGTTAACACACACGATACTTCCATACTACCATCTGAAAAGAATTTATCTTCCTGCCAAATATAACTTGCGACCTCAGTGTTCTCAACTAAAGTTTTCCAGGCCCAAGTCCAGGAAAGATAAGTATAACCATTTTTATCTTTAGAATGCTCATTTACATCTATAGCTGAAAGTTTATCAAAAGTTTGTTTGAATGTGTTCATATGCTTCTCCTTTATTGTATAAGTTATGCTTAATTATGGCTTTAATTTATGGTAAGTTATGGTATATAACAAATTATTATTTAATTATTTATGATTTTTAATAATTTACTTGGTTTTAATTATGATATGATTATAATTTTCCCCATTGGTCGGTATTAGGTTGTAAACTTAAATTGCCACTATGGGGAAGCTTATGATTATCGGAAAATCTATATTAGATGCAATTGAGCAATCGGACTTGTCAGATAAAAAAATCTGTAATAAGGTTGGTGTATCTCAGCCTGCTTTCTATAAGTGGAAGACTGGCCAAACTAAAACAATGCGCAGGTCCAATGTAAATCTTCTTGCTACGGTATTAGACAAGGAAGTTATTTATTTGGATGGTGGAACTGTGGAGTTTAAAGATATCAATATAGAAATAGAGGAGCTTAATATGACAACAACAAATGGCGATGTTCTAGTTAAAACTATAGACAACCTCTGGGCACAGATAGAAAAGAAGGATAAAGCACTTCTCAGGAAGGATAAAATTATCGCTGATTGGAAGGAAAAGTACGAGAACGAATGTGGGTGTAATTCTGAACACGTAGAACACGCACCACTATTAGATTTAAACAAAATACAAGCTTGTATAAGTAGGAAAGAAGCTATTTTTACAGATGTAACCCTTAAATATGCTCAACTACTTGGATATAGTTCTCGCTTTGAACTTATTGGCAATTCTTGGCTGATGGTTACTCCAAAAGAAATGCAAGAAGCATACCTAAATGCACCAGAGAGAGAGGTCGGGAGCACTGTACCCTATCCTGAGATCGAATTAGTAAAAAAGGATGGTAAACGTGTTGTAGTTAGTGCAAATAGTTATTATCCTGCAAAGGATATTAATATTATAGATGTTAAGGTTATAAAAAAATAGAATGAAAAGAATTGAGCAATATTTTAAATCGCTTTTAAATGAAGTATGAAAAAAGACACAAAAAAGACACAACACGGCAAAAGCCGGAGCACAAATAAGGAATTTCTCACGACTCTGGTCGTGAAAATGACGACTGGAGAGTTGGCAGAGTGGTAATGCAGCGGATTGCTAATTTACCCTTTGTTATTTCTCTCCTCGTGAGAACCCTTTAAAACCCCTGGTTTTTGTCTCATTTTAGGCACAAGGAGAAGCAAAATGAGATTATATAAAAGGCACAACATATGGTATATGGATGAACGTATTCAAGGTAAGCGTTTACGTAAAGCCCTATCCTCAGATAAAAAGAAAGCACAGGCACTCGCTGAAGCATACGTGCTTAATTTCCTACAAAACAAAAACACAATTATAAAACAATACTCATTTATTGATGAGGTTAACAGATTTATGTTTCGTCACTACGATATTAAAAATGCCTTTAAAGGTAAACATAAATCCCAGGGCAACGCTTCACACGCTCTATCATCCCTAAAACGGCTGTATACGACCATATCTAAGGAATATGTGGACGAGTATAGGGTAAGGGATATTGAGGGTTATATAGCCACCCTGCAAGGCACTATGAAAAATAAACAAATCAACAGGCATATTGTTCATTTTAGAAGATTCTTTGATTATTGTGTTAAAAATGAGAAAGTGAAAAACAATATTGCTTCTCGTGTGGATCGCTTGAAAGAAGAGGTACATACACCCCACTCATTTAAAAAAGAAGAAATTGACCTTATATTATCTAAGGCTGGCGTGTTTCATAAATTCTTTGTATTCCTGCTTGAAACTGGACTTAGACCAACTGATGCCTGGGATTTAACCCAGGACAATTTTATAAAAGAAAATGATGGAATGTTTATGAGGGTATGGATGCATAAACCTGAGAAATGGGTTACTGTGCCAGTTAACGAAACTGTACAGAAAATAGTGGAGTCTTCTGGGGATATTTTATTCTTCTGGGCTAAACTGAAGTCAGCACGTAGAACACCGCTTAAATTTATAAACGAACTGCTAGGTAGGGATTATTGTAAGAAAAACAAGGTTTCTCTACACTCATTTAGACATACGTATGCTAAGAAGGCTTTAAGAAAAGGAATGCCAAAGGATATGCTACAACAATTCTTAGGGCATTCTAGTGTTAAAACTACTGAGATATATGCAAACGAAGTACCAAAAGAAATACTTCGGAACTACCTACTTAGATAATACCTTTTCCAACACTTCCACCACTGAGTCGAAAATTGATTCTATGCAAGCCTGCTCCTTTTTTTCTGAAACCATAGGTACGTTAATTAAACCGTTTAGCTCATCACAGATTGATTGTTTATTTTCCTTGATTGTTTTTATTACTACTGCTACTAACATAAGGGTCTTCCTTTTTTATTGGTAAATGCTCGTGGTCTACTTCACAGTATTCGGGGCATTTATATTCTGGGTTCTTACTCATATAGTCTGATACGTAGTGTATTGCTATTGCTACAAATACCAGTAATATATCCATTGTTATTTTTTAATCTTTCTTACTTGGAGATAAAGGGTAGTTAACCCCACGGTTATTCCAATAAGCAGCGATACCATGCTGAGTACGGGATTGACTATGCCTGTCCAATGTACGATTGACGTGCCAACCGTGCTTCCAATTCCAATCTCAGGGTACTTCGATAGTGTATCTATAATCATTTCTTTTTTAATCCATTTCCCGTAAGGCGTTGTAGTATTGATTCGATTCCAGCAATATATCCTTTAATCTCAGCCAACTCCATTTGAGTTAGCTTCTGCTGGTTAATTAATTCTATAATTATATTTTCCTGGCGTGCGAAGGATGCTTCCATATCAGATTCCAATTCCTGTTGAATCCACTGGTTCTGCTTCCATATATACCAGCCAAAAGCCACCACCATAGAAATTGGCAAACCATATTGATCCAGGAGTGCTAAATCCACTATTCAATTCCCATATTAGCAGCTATGTAGTGATCCACGGAACCTTTGCCGCCAGCATTGTAGTGTTTGAGCCAATAAGCAGCACGTCCCGGCATCGTGCCAGGGATTGCTCCAGGCTTTCTACGGTAGTGTATCCTACAGAATGCTGCCGCCAGGGCAATATTTGAAAACACACAAAATGGTATGCTTTCTTCAATCAGGCCCAACTTATACATAGCTTGAATATATGGTTTGCGATATAAAATAAAATTGTCCCAAATATCCTGACATACCCAATTTTCAATTTGCCAAAATGAGAGTGCCGGTCCCCCACCTATCTGTTCCAGGTGACGGTATCCACTCTCTGCCATTCCTGTCTCGAACACCAGGTAACGTGCTTCCTCTGTATTTGGAATACCTATATCCTCAAGTTGGTTTAATACGTCATCTATAATATCTTTTATGGATTCAATCATCAGTATAAATCATATAGGTTATCAGCCGTTCTGTAAGAGATATATCCCCTATCTTCAGCTATACCTATATACCTTTCAAATTTTACAATTTCATCTTCATCAAGTTGTCGTGCTCCAAATATTTTATCTCTGAACCTCGTTCCCTTGGCTATGCTTTTATATCTATCCAATTCCTGCTCAACAACCTTTTTACTTCCACCACCAGACCACCAGTACCAGGCTTTACCACCATATGGAAGGAAGTTTACAGATTTGATATTTTTAAATGCATCTGCCATAGTTTTTTCCTCATCGAATGCAGCCTTGAAAATGGAAACTCCATCACGCCATATCTTTGTTGCCATACTCCACTGCGGTCCGAGCACCTGTTTTGTGACTGCTTCTATTGGTCCATGCTGTCTGACTTGCCATGCCATAAACCTTGAGCCACCAGCTAATCTGAACATATTATCAATCACGATATCATCCAGGTGTATTTCTCTGCCCATAATTAAATCCTTCAATGCATCAGCAGTAGCGTTAGCCAGGACAAAATAAGTCCCAAGCTTAATCATATTTGTAAAACCTTCTGCCGCCTGCTTAGGATTGCCTGATTTCATATTATCAATTGCTTCATTTCTAAATACATCTAGCTGTTTTATTGTGAAGGTTTTTAACTGGTAGAATATCCGATTATATCCTGTAGAATTATTCAGGTAACTCTGGGGCATTTCTGATAGTGCTGCTGGCTGGAAATCAAGTAGTGTATTAAACGCTAGCATCTTCACGTTTTCTGTCATTTTTCCTGACTTGAGGTCTTTCATCACCTGGGGCGTTTCATCGCCAAAAACCTCACGTAGCTTGGCTTTTAACTTGGGATTATTGCGTTTAGCCTGGTATTGATACTTGTCAATAGCAGCGTTTATTAAAGTTTCCTTACCGAGTGCATCTATTGCTGTAAGTCCAATTGATTTGAATAGGAGGTCAACTGCTGTGGCAGTTTTAGATTGTGTGTCAAACTCTGCTGCAATTTTTTCAATACCAATATCTTTCTTGGTGAGTTTGCTTTGCCGTGCAATGGACCTTGCCATAGCTTTTCCAGTACGATACCATCCAGCTTCATATAAAGACCAGGCTAAATCACCAAACTGTGTTATTGCAGAGGTTGGGGAGCCCATTGTGGCTATGTAAGCAATATTTTTTGCAGTAGCCACACCCTTAGCATTTGCACCTCGCTGGAACCGGGACCTTAGAACGCTTAATACTTCTTCCTGCTGCTCACGTTTAATCTCACCATCCTCAACAAGCTTGGCTACATAATTACCAATACTATCAGATTTGTCTGTACCTTTACCAAAATAGTTATTTACTGCAATGGCTTCATTCATACCATCTATATACCCAGTGAGGGCTGCTCCTGGGTCTAAATAAAATTGGTTAATATTCTGGTTAATCACAAGGCTACGTTTCTTTGTATGTCCTGGTTTACCGCCCTTACCTTTAGGACGCATAATCATTTGATTAACAATTGCACCTTTTTCATCTATTGTTAGATCACGCCCTTGCTTTACCTGCTCATCAGCAATAGCCTTCTCAATAGCACCCTGGGTTTTATTATCCAGGGAAGCCATCAGACCGTCATAATTATCAACCTTTCGTGGGAAATACTCATCTATATATCCCATTTCCAGGCCAGCATCCTTTGCACGTTTATATGTGTCTTCCAATAATTCCCTGACAGCATTCCATTCAGCTTCAATATCATTTTCCAGAGCGATAGTATATGCCATATCAGCATCTGAATTTTTAAGGGCTAAATCCATTTTATTGTAATCTTCATCAGATAGTTTGCGAAGCTTTTTCAAAAACGGCTCTACCTTGGTACGGTCATCCCGTATTTTAGTAAGAAATCCAAATTCAAAATCTCTGAGTGCTTTCTTTAATTTTGGATTGATACGTTTTAACCTGGTAGATATTGGTATCATAACCTGTGACCATAAGCCAGGCTCTGGAGTTGGTTTCTTTTTCTTAGCTTCTTCCTGGTATACTTCTTCTGACACTAACTGGAATGATTCACCAGTTTCTTTTGGTTTTTGATTGAATACTGATTTAATTTGTTCTGGACGAAATGTTATGTATACTGTACTGTCTTTAGTTTTAGAAGTTGGAAAACCACTTGATGGGTCTACCTCCCAAGCTTCAATACCATCATAACCAATAGATTTTAAATAGGTCTGTAAATCTGGATTATTATAAAAATATTGAAACAAATTTTTATCAATATTTTCCATAAAATCTTGTTGATCCTTACTCTCAAAAGATGCTAATTCATCTTTTAAATAATAATCAAAAATATTTACACTTTTAGGTAATTTTATCCCAGTAGAGTCTTCTATTAATTTAATAAATTGACTTGGTGTTAATTTATTATTTAAGTTTGTTTCTAATAGAAGTGGATTGGTGAGATTTATATATGATGGAATTACTTGGGCATTTCCACCTCCAAAAAATTCTCTATTCCTAGCATATCCACTTGCTACTTCTGGTGAGGGAGTGAAGAAAAATGGGTCTGATTCAGTCAAGTGTTCATCTCCAAAACGACTAAAAGTTTTTGCTGTACCGTGATACACAACCAGAGGATCACCCTTGTCATCTACGACCTTGGTATCTTTGAAGTATTCTTTTTGCTTAGGTGCTAACTGAAATGATTCACGGCCCTTCTCAATATCTTTCTGTAGTAGAGATACATCACCCTCACCAGCTTCAATCAGTTTAGGTATAAGCTTTGAATTATCTTTATTGAGCCAGAAGTTAAGTGTCTGCATCATCAGCCAGGCTCCCTTCTTTTTATTTTCCTCAATAGAAAGCTTGTCACGAAAATCGTTAAAATCAATGGGCTTTGGTAGCCTTTGATAATTTTCAAATAACACCTCTGCTGGATATACTTCGTGCTTAATAATTCTATCATCACCAGTACGAATTTCCTTAAATCTTCCAACACCAACAATCTTGCCACCAGTTTTATCAAATTCAGACTCACCTATATCCCTGGCAACCTGAATCAAACTAACCTTGCCAAGCTTTGCAGCTTCCTGCATAACAGATGTCTTTTTCTGAAGCCGTCTTGGCTTTTCATCGTAGATTGCCTGACCTTCCTTAATAAACTTATTGGTCTGACGAATCTTATGATTTTTAATTAGTTCACGTTTTAAAGCTTCCTGATATACCGGGTTGTGTTTCATTGCAGCTTGGAGTTTTGGATATACCACAACAGCAACAGTTTTAAAACCCTGGTCAGCTAAATTATTCATTCGTGTAGCACCACCTTTAGATAGCTGCCACCCACTCCCCTTTTCCATATATTTCTCAGGATACCTATAACCAGTAGGATGGTCATTTCCATCCATATCAACACTAACAGCATCCCCTCCTATAAATACAACACCAGCATCGTCAGGATATTTATCCATAACAACTTCATCTTCATATTCTAATAGTGGTTCTTTGGGAGCTAACTGGAATGATTCTTCAGATTTTATCCCTTCACCAGATTTCCAAAATTTTGATGGGTCTTCTGCTAAATCTAAAACCTGTACTCTACCTTTTTGTATACCATGTTTAGATGTTAGAACCTGTAATACCTTATCAGCTTCTTTTTGTGATTTTGCCTTAGTGTAAAGCAGCTCTTCTGAAGTCTTACCAGGAGGGATGCCCCAAATTGCAAATTCCTTCTCAGTATCTAACTGGAATGATTCTGCATCTGGAGTAACATCAGCTTCTTCAACTCTTCCAAATCCAGCATCCTCATACATATTGCGAATCTCTGGATCGAGAGTTGATTTATTAAACATATCGTTGAAATAATTCTTGGCCCTTCTGTATATATTAAGGATTGTGGAATCGGTGTCTAGTTGTTCACCAAAATAATAGGATGTTCCTTCCTTCTCAAATAATTCCTGGGATGTAAGCTTTCCACCTTCCTGCATATATTCACTAAAATATTTATCCCACACCTGTTGGCTAGATTCAGATAGTTGTCTAAAATGATTTCCATAAAATTCTTCAACAACAGTATTGGCATTTGCACCCTTGTATAGGTTAATCAATATTTTGCCGTTATCTTCCAAGGTACTACCAAGTACACGTGCTTTTTCAGTATCAGACTTTAAACCTTCACCAGCAAAAAACTCTTCAGGATCAATACCCTCTGCACGCTTTTGATCTGCTGTTATCTCCCTAACTTCTTCTGAGAATTGGAGAACTGATTTTTCTTCAAATACTTCAGGGTTTTGTTTAGCAAGTTTCTCTGCCATATCCAAAGTCTGTGTCTCGTGTACTCCTTCCTCTCTCGCACGTATAATCTCCTGTCCAACGGTTGTTTTATTAAACTTAGCCTGCTGGAGTGCTTTGTTTTGGGAAACAGCTATATTTATTGCACCAGATGGAGCAGCAGTCCCAACCTCACCAAATGCTTCAGATAATACTGCCGCAGCATTTATTTCTTTCCCAGCTACAACAGAACCTGCAACCTCACCACCAGCACCAAGTGCCATTTGGAGTGGTACTTCTGCTATTTTACCAACCTTGCCAGCCACACCAGCACTAAGCATATCTATCAGAGCAATTGGTATTCCTTTTTTAAGACCAGTTGTCCTGGCTTCTGACATCAGCTCTTCATTTTTAAATGCTTCATATAATTCATCAGGATTAGTTACATCCACGCCATGCTCACCCATTGTTTCTAATATCATTCCAGAATATTCCATAGATAGAGATGCAATTCCAGCAGCTGTATATAAACCATATGTACCACCAGTTACTGCACCAGGTATTGCCCCGGCTCCCATAGTGGTTCCACCACCAATTGCAGCACCCACACCAATACCAGCAGGAACTGTAGCTATAGCAGTTTGAGCATAAGCTGGTAAGAATTGAGATATTGATTCGGCTGTGATTTGACCTATAACTTCAAATGGGTCTGTGATTAATCTTTTTAAGTTACCCTTCTGAAATTCGTCATATGCTTCAGACGATTTAATTCCCTGGATTTCAGCTTGAAGTATGGCGATTTCTTCCACACGCTGTTCTGGGTCCATCCCAAGCTCATTTGCCATCATTTTACGGGTAGTCTCATAATTCTTGTAACCAGATTTGAAACGGTTAACAAAACTCTGCCATTGGCCTACATATTTATTTCGTGCCAAAGTCGGGGATTTAAAAGGTATTTTCTTAGGCTCTATTACCTCACCAGTACCTAAATTGTAAATACGGTATCCATCAGCTTCAAGTGCACCTTTCTTTTGAATATCAGCAGACCAATTCCCCATTTCTTCAGGATTCATACCTCCTGGCATTTTATCATCCATCATAAGTAGATTCATTTTTTTCAGATCATCTACAATATGCAAACTACCATCTGACTTAACCTGTACAGCTCCCAGGGATTCCATTTGTCCTGGCTGAATCATACGTGTACGTTTTTGTTTGAATAAGCCTGGGTCTAAGGGTTCTTCCTGGAGAAATTGCTCAACCAATCCAGTAGGCTTTTCGGGCTGCTCTTGAACCTCAATTGGTTGAAATTGCTGTTGATTCCGTTTATATAATTCGGAGATAGCTTCCTGGGACATATAGTCCAGATCATTCCACCAGTCATTCAATATCGGATCAATAGGGTTGACCTGGTAACGCCCATACATTTCCAGTTGTGCTTCTGACCTACTTGGCATCTAAAAAATCCTTTAATTCTTGACTACTCATTTCTGATACCTTTTTCTGTACTGCTGGCTTTTCCATTTTCTGTTTCCATGCAGCATCCACTAGATCACGGGCATAATCGTAATTAGTACCCTTATAGCCTTCAGGAACCTTAATCTCTCCACGGTTAACTAGCTTTTGAGTTTCACTTCTCCTTCTAGCTTTCCACTGATCTTCTGTCAATTCATCTTCAGGTGGTCCAGAGAAAAAGTTAGCAATAGATGCCAAAATACCACCACCTCCTTCAGCAGCATCCACCTTTGGAGCACTATAACCAGTAGTGTCAATTTCTGAATATAACTTTTCTAATTCACTCTCCTTTATCTTAATTACTGCCTGAGTACGTGGGTCCTGATTCCTTTTATGTGAACGCTTTAACTCGTTCAATTCTTTTTCTTTGGATGAAATTTGATCTATAGGTGGCTTAGACTTTTTAAACCTTTCAGGTATATAATCACCACCAGCACGCAAACTATCAATAGTATCTACACCAGTGGATGGGTCCTTAAAATATCCACCCAGTTTAAGTTGGGATTGGATTTTCTTTTCGGATTCAGTTAGCTTTGGAGTTTTTTTCTGCTTTTCAACAAGCGTTTTTTTCTGCTTTTCAACAAGCATTTTGCCATAAGCCTTAGCGTCTGCTTCAGCATTTTTACCCCAAAATGTTTTAGAATTTTGAGGATTCTTCGTGTCAATTATTTTGTATTCACCTAATAAAGTTCTCTTTCCTTCTATTGCCATAATTATTCCTTAACTATATTGATCGTCTATCGAATCTGCATACGCCTGCCAGTCCGTTGGTTTGTTAGATGAAAAATCCCAGTCTGTATCAGTATCAGCTACTGTTCCAGCAAGGTCCCACGCTGCACCCATGTAATCAGGTTTATATAACCCAGATGTGTCTACGGGAGCTTGACCTGGTATTCCCAAAACCGGAGCTGCACCTTGGGGTCCTAGAACCGGAGCTGCACCCTGAACCCCTTGAACTGGAGCTGCACCCTGATAACCTCTAGTTGGAGCCGCACCTTGATATCCCATAACTGGAGCTGCACCTTGGTAACCCATAATTGGTGCTGCACCCTGGAATCCTTTAGTTGGATCAGCAATGCCTGCTATATTCAATAGCGATTGACGTTTTCTTCCCTCAATAGACAGACCCATAGTATCCAAACTTGACTGTGCCTGTCTCTTATGCTCAATTTGTGCTCTCTGATTTTTTATAGCTAAATCACGAGCTGTTTCTGAAAGCGATTTAAGCGTATCCTTATCTGTTTGTCTGACAAGTTCACGGGCAACTATTGACCCTTCTAAACCTGTTCCCACAATATGCCCGGAAGTTCTTTGCTGTGCATCAGCCCCCTGCTGACGGATTGTAGCCAATGCCCGATTTTGTTCTTCTTTTAAAATTCTCTTTAATTCTGGATCACCTTCTTCGGCAATTTTCCTCTGCCTGTCCATAATTTCCTGTTCAAGTGTACTAACTTCACCAGCTTGGCTGAAGGCTGTACGAAGATTATCAGCTCTATCTTTCTCTGACTGAAACTTATCTTCTAAATAATCGCCCTCTCTTGCATATGCATCTTGTTGTGACTGATATTGATCAGATAAAAATTCACCTTCCCTTCCATATGCGTCCTGTTGTGACTGGAACGTATCTTTTAAAAATTCACCCTGTCTACCATATGCGTCTTGCTCTGATTCAAACCTATCGTCTAAATATTCTCCCTCTCTCTCATACGCACCTAGCTGTGATTGATATACATCTGCTAAATATTCTCCTTGTGCTGTATAAGCTGCTGACTGACTGTCAAACACCTCCATATTATACTTACCACGAGCATCATAGGCTATTTTCTGAGCATCATATACTCTTTGCTGATAATCTACAGTATTATTAAAATGATCTTTGGCTGCGTTATATTGATCCTCTGCTATTTTTCCTTCTTCCTTGGCCTGTTCAATTGCTGAAAGCGAACTGTATACAGTACCGCCAACCTTGATAGCAGCTCCCACATTTCCACCTGTGACAACAAGAGTAATACCTGCTGCTGCAAGTGATGCTAGTTCTGTACCATGCGGTTTAACATATTCATTCCAATTATCCTTCATCTTTTGAGATGGGCCGTGAATACCGTGATCGTGCCATAGGTGATATTCAGACATACCTGTTTGTGGGTTTACAGTGCCAGCACCTTGTGATTTAACTATTATCTCACCAAGACGGCCCCTACGGTCAATAAGCTTGGCTTCCTGGGGATTTACGTGTGCAGGCTTACCGTCAACCTTCCGTATCTCGGTATCGCCAAATCTTCCTTTTTTAGCTAAATCTTTCTTATTCATTTATATCTCACTTTTAATTTGATGCACCAATTCACGATTTGCATCCTCGTTAATTATTTCTTGTAAATTCTGCTGCCATAACGCCCAGTGTTTATCGTGCAGAGTTGGATTATCTTTAGCAGCAGATATTGCTATAGCATAGTTGCATAAATCCCGGTGATACATATCGGGCACAATAGGGCTGGGATCAGCGGCCGTATCCTGTGCGTTGTCGAGAGTTCCATAATAACTAAGTTTTATTGAACCTAAAGATGGGATGTAATCAAGATGAAATGCGTTATTTCTAATAAAGTATCCAGTGGGTTCTCCCGTCTGCACACTACCATCTGAACTATAGGATATATCATCCTCGCCTATGGATTGAAGTTTCTCACCCTTAAATGTTAAAATTATGACCTGCTTATAATTTGTAGGAAGTCCATATGATGCTGAACCGTCGGCAGTATAACTTCTGGTATCCTCATACATATTACACTTACGGCTCATCTCAAGTTCGGCTTCCTTTAAAAGGGCCACCACCATCTGTTTTCGTTCCTCTACAAATAAGAGACAACGGTCTGCTAATTTATCAAATGTCATATTCTACTCCAATTCTGTGACCCGTGCTTTGAGAGCATCTAACTCCCGTATCAGGTCAACTATTTTTTTATTAATATCACGAAGTGCATCTGATACTACTTTATCTGATGGTCTTCTTAAATTACTCATAACAGCCCTCCAGCAATGTATATGTGCTGTTATTACTCATACTCCATCTCCAGCCTGCGTATCTCCACATCATTGGTAGATGCTGTTGTTGATATTTCAATCTTACACAATCGGCCCCTTACTCCTGGTTTACATCTATACCAATCTGCACCCGAAGTATCTGCTGGAATTGTCATAGTCTGAACTACGGTAGAATCATCACCATCTATATAAAATTTAACTGTCAGGACATCTGTAGACGTGTAGCGAAGGCTTAACATCCTGAGAAGATACCTATCACCAAGATCGCCTAATTTAATCCACCCAGTAGTACGCTTAAAGGTTGTAGTTTCACTTTCACTACTAGGCTCTAACTCACATAAATAACTGGTACTTCCAGCTTCTACAGTATGGGTTTTAAAGTTTTCATCAGTTACCCATAAATGAGCATTTTTAGATGTTGAATTATCCATCTTGGACCATAGCTCACGCCCTGGAAAAGATTTTAAATCCAAAGAATATGTCGTGGCAACCGTATCACCAAACCTGCACAGTAAACGCTCCTTTTTAACATCTATGTGCAAACGGGTATTTTGAAGATTGCTACTTGCCTGGTATGTATCTCGAATTGTTTGAGTGATTGGTGTAGCCTTAAAATTGGAATCAAGATAGTAGAGATGGTCACGACCAGCAAAGAATACTCCATTTTCAGATTCAACAATTGAGTTTGGAGAAACGCAACCAAGATGTGGTTCAGATTCTGCAAGTGTCCAGGTTGAGGGTGATGCACCTGGCACTGACAATCTATAGATACCTTTTTCCTGAAAGACAACCAGGTCACCCATAAGTTTAGCGAGTCCCACAATTTCACCACCTTGAATATCAGGTATTGATATATAATTTGTTATTGGTATTACATCAGGCTGTTGTAACTCTGAAAAGAGTACCCAGTCAGGATGGTCTTCAGTAGCACCTTTGGTATCTGCAATTTTTACATTGGCTACGTACTGTCTGCCCTCAAGGTTTACGCTGTACTTAAATTTTGTATTTACAGATACGTCTGAATATGGGTGCTGTGCTCCGTCTGTTTGTCTATCAGCCCATACCAATAAGTGATAAGCCCCCTTATCAATCCAGGAATAATTTCTATGTATAAGCCCCTCTTCTGCATTGTTATAGGAAGTATAAGCACGTATCCTGGCATTGATGTAAGCCACCTTTGGAATACTTTTAGCTACGTGAATAAGAACACCATCGTTAGAAGTATTTGATAGTTCGGTACTTGCAGTCTGATCATTGCCGCCAAACCCTATCAAATCTCCAGCAGCAACCTCCCATTGTGCAGAATGCAGATGTGAATTTCCGGCTCCTCCAAGAGCAACGTGTGCTTCTGATTCCCAATTGCTGACAAACAGTGCTGTACCAAGGGTTGTCCCCCCACTATTTTTAATATTCATTCCTTTAGTTATCCATAACGAAGAATATATTTGATTAGAAATTGTATCACACCTTACTAAATATCCAAAGCCATCACTAGAAACAATCTCAGATACAATTCCAATCAAGCAAACACCTGTTGGGAAGTGTGTTGTACTGGTTGTACCATCGTGCCATAAATAGTGCCCAACTTCAGGTGGTATTGTGGCTTCCCATAGATAGAATAATCCATCCGATGCCATGGAAGCATTTCTCACCTTTACTGTTGTTGTGTAAGACGTACTGCCGGGATCAGTAAATACAATAGTGTCATTTGCTGCATACCCAGAGCCTACATTGGTTATTTCTACGTATGGGTCATTGTACGTCCCCCACGGATGGTCTGCATGGTCTTCAGACCAAATCGTTGCCTGAACACCTGTACCGCTGCCAGAAGTGCTTGTCTGAGAGACGCTGGTATGTTTTTGTTCTTTTTCCCAAACCCCAGTTGCGTCTGGAATTTGGTCAAAAATTGGGCCCCCGTGTGTAATATGCCTTGCATCTGTAACCCTCCTGACAGTTGAATCTGAAAGTTTACTAGCTTCACCCGTGCCAAGGGTTGATACAGCGTCAACTTTATAGTATGGGCCTGATGGAGAATTTTTTGCTGATCTATAAATATTAAAACCAGTAATCCTTTTATCAAAATCCGCTTCAACTACTTTTATAGCCATTCCAAAAAAGTCATCGTCAGTCAAGGCCGCTGTTTGGATTGGGGTTAATTTACTTTCCTGTGTGCTTGTTGAGTTTGTCGATACTACAGGGTCTACGGTTAGTGGACCTTCTTGATTTCCATCGTAAACTTTAGAAATCTTATAAAACCATGCATCGTTAGTATAAGTAAAGCCAGACTCTGAATCGTCCCAAGGAGTATATCTATTGGTATTATAGTCATAATCAGGGCTATAGTAAGTGCCCAACCTACCAGCATCGAAAAGGCTTAACCCATCTGAACCATCTGCAAATATAGTTGGCCGAGCGGTTGATGTATCCCAAGCTGCCGTAGGACTATATGCAGACCAAAAGAAATCCCTATCTATATATTGATAAACCTTGGATTCATCTGATAAGCCAGTTGCGAATCGTAGCCTGGTCCCATAGTTTAATATTCTAATATCAGTTCCAGTAGCGTCATACAGTTCTGTATCTAAAGAACCAAGGCTGGTAGCTATATGTATCTTGCCATCAGTCAGGGTTAATACCCAGTATGCTGTGCCACCATATACCCATTTAGATATATGGTTTATATTAGCTGCTACAGTTACAGCAGCACCACGGCCTGTACGTTTATATATTAAACCGGGCTTATCAAGCTCTACATTTATAAGTTCTGTACAGCCGTTGATGCCAATTTCTTCAGCATCAACCTGAGTGATCAATCCCCCGTTTAGTGGGATTTCCTGAATCACTATCTACCTTTCGTGCCTATGCCTGTAGGTTTTTCAGCTTGATATCGCTCGTTTAATACCTTCACTAGATTTAAAGCGTTATTATATGCAGACTGTGCACGATCGGCTTTAGCATCCATACGCCAGAGCTGTGCTTCGGCAAAATCCAAAACCATTTCCTGTAGTGCTGGATTAAGCTCGCACTCTATACCAGATGCCGCTAAATCTGTAGGTTCCTTGATATACCAAACATCAATTGCTGATACGCCACTAGTTGGCTTTATATAAATAGTATCTGCAAAAATATAAGCTACAGCGTTTGAAGTTGTGCCTGATAGATAACTATTTTCTAACCTTTTAACATCACCGGGTTCAATCATAGTGCACCACAGATCATTGGTTTCGTCATATATACCTGTAATACCATTCCTGATAGGATTGACACCAGAGCCAAAGGCTACATCAAACGTACACGCACCAGCAGTGACAGTCTTGTCATTTGCTATTGTTTGCAACTCAACCAGGTAAGCGTTATCAATCATACTACAGACTGTTTTTTGGGCTAAATTAAGCGAATCTAGCTTTGCAGCCGAGGTAAACACACTCGCTGCCGGGTCTTCTAGACGCAGGCCCAAATTGGCTAACATTTCATTTCCTGTCATTTTAGTTTACTCCGTTCTTATTTTCTGTTTTTGTATCAGGAGGATTATTCATCTCCTGAATCTGAAGCTCCACCATTTGAACTGCTCCCTGAAGCATCACCGTTTTTGTCTGAGCTTCTGCTAGTTGAGTTTGCAGATTCTTCAGATGATCCTGAAGCTGATTTTCCGTCACCATCTTTGCTGGAGGTGGAGGATTCTCAACTGTCATTTCTTTCTGTTTATTTTTAAACTTCACTGTTTTTCTCCTTGGTTATTGTTATTATTTAGGGTCAAGAGGTGTGTAGGATATATTGCTCCTTGCCTGACGCTTATCATATGACCTCATATCATTTTTTACTAAACCTACATATGCACCCTTAATTTTTGCTACAGTAGCATCAGCATCTTCTGTCCCATATGCTTTCTGCAAGCTAGCAATTTCTGCATCTGTAAATTCTACTGTTATTTTCTTTGCCATTTTTTATTCCTTTTGTTATGCGTTTTCTAAGGCATCTACCTTAGTTGATGATTATTGTTATGTCTTATCTTAACCTGCATCAGCAGTCGCAGTTGGATTACTTACAGAAAACCAATGAGTACCATTGCAAACGAGTGTCCAACCACCATAGCCAACTATTGACTCATCGGCTCCAGATGTTAACCATATATTCTGATTAGCTCCTTCACCATGTTCTAGTATTAGAGAATTTGCAGTAGCAGTTTTTGCTAGAAATATTACCTGACCATCAACACCTCCTGTTAATCCTCCGATAGTTACATCATTACTAGTAGTGATACAATTCACAAAATAAGCACCACTTACATCAAGGTTGTCTGTTGGCCCAGTTGCTGTAATATTTACCAATCCACCAGCTATTCCTCCATTTACTTGAAGTTTTGTAGTTGGTGAAGCAGCCCCAATACCGACATTGCCACCAGTTAGAATAGTCATTTTAACACTATCGGTTGTGCCAAAACTCATAGAATTGATATTGTTATCGTAATCAATCATTCCTATATCATCGTCTCCAGAATCACCAAATAATACCCTACTATTCCCAGCTGTACCAGACACTAGAGTTATATTACAATCATCTGAAGCATCATCGTTATTTTGAAATACTGCAAGAGTTCCAGTGCCATAGGTAGGGTCTGTTCCCTCGCCAAGAGCGATATGCAATGGCACACTTGGTGAATCAGTCCCAATACCGACATTGCCTGAAGCAAGTACGGTAAGTTTTGTGGCAGTATCGCAAGTTGTAGTGCCGAGCATAAAAGCATCAGCACCATCATTCCCAAGTGACCATTTGGTAGTTCCCCGATACCTGAAGTTAATCTCACTATTGTATTCATTACCACTACTCCCAGAATCAGCTGTTAACATAAGGTTAGCTGCTGTTGTACTACTAATCTCTAGAAGTTTAGCTGGTTCAGTAGTCCCAATACCGACATTGCCAGTTGTATCAATAACTAAATGTGGGTCAGTTCCTGGGGCATTGTCACTGCCTATCATAAATTTATCAGCATCACTATTGTCAATACCAACTGACCAATCTTGAGCATCAGTAGTCCTTAAATGAAGGTATGGGTCTCCAGTACCATCTTCATCAATCATAATCCGAGTATTAGTTGATGTATTTCCATAAAGTGAAAGTAAGGCCTCTGGTGTATCAGTCCCAATACCGACATATTCATCATCAGTTATTGTTAAAATGGGAGTATCAGCTCCATCTCTAAACTGCATTTTGTTGTTGTCAACTTTAATATCCATTGTTCCGATTTCAATCTGACCAATAGAACCATTTGATGAATCATAGAATCTAGCCAATGTAGATTCAGAACCTTTTACTTCCAATGTATGTGCTGGACTATCAGTCCCAATTCCTACCTTAGTTGTGGTTATATAAAATGGACTCCCGGTTCCGTCCCCGTCTTTAATTTGACGTACTGTACTCGCATCTATTCCACCATCAACAGCTAGGATGTCACCTACACCATCACTGATTGTCTTTGTATTTAAATTTGCCATTTAATATTCCTAAATTGTTGTGCAGTTAAGATCAATGGTATAAGAATTACTACCTGAAGACATAGTTGGGGCTGTTATTGTATATGTGTCAGCCCTTACCCAATATGCCTTGCCAGCATCTGCTGAGTTCATCACCAAGCTAGATTCTGAATATTTTACTCCGTTTAAATTGATAAAGCCACTTCCAAATACGGTTGGACTTACTGCTTCTTCAAATGCTACCGTCATAGAACTGGCTGTAGAATCTCCCACGGTTACTACTGGAGACATCTTTTGCTCTGAAAATAAATCTTTTAAAGTCCAGACTATATCTGGAGTTGCATCTGTTGACTCGGCATCTGTTGTTACTGTGAGGAAAAATTCATTTGGGTCTAGGTCTAATCCAATCGTTTCTGTGACATCTGTAGTAGCTGAATCTTCGTCTGCAATTCTAGCTGTTATTGATAGGTCACCCAAGTCTTGTAAATTTTTACAGGTTGAATCCAAAGCATCCTTGCCAGCTTCCCACGTGGCACTAAATCTATCCCAGGTTGTTTTAACTGTAGCAGTTGTGGATGATTTAACAGCACCTCCCTCTCTAATTTGAATAACCCAATCAGAGCCATCAGCCCAGCCAAGATCACGGGCATCAAACTCAACTACTACTGTACCTATTTGTTTGTAGTAGCCAATCACCACGTTTTTAATCTTTACACTGGACTCTGGATCAGTTCCCTGACCTACTCCATCTGCATCATATGTATATGTATATTGCATTTTTCCTTTTTCACCCCTCAAGAGGGCCTGAAGGAGACACCAGTCAACATCAGACCCCCCATCGGGATTATTTTACAGTTAACTAATTACTATTTAGTAACCAGCCGGACCGTCTACCATCAACGCCTGCATTCTAGGGGAGCTACAAACGAGCTGGCCCATAAAAAAGATACGGCTTTGGATTACATCGGATGCTTCGAGAGCTCTCCAATCTTCCATAGCGAAGAATCTTTTTGAATGCACTTTAAAGGACAGGTATTTCGTGTTAAGGAAATACATCTGGCCAGCAGGGCAGTGACTATCAACGACGATAGTTGCACCTTTAAACCGAAGGGTTTGGAACCCAGCATCGGCTAAAGTTGCATCACCCTGAAACCTCTTGTTGGCCTGCAAACTCGATTCATATGCGTCAAAAATCGGTTGCGTAGTAACAATAAGATCAGGTTGATCATTGTCGATAGTTGCAGCGGAATAGGCTCTAGTCATAGCCTTAACCCCATCTGCAACACCATTGGTTGTTGAAGTGAACTCGCTGAAGGTCTGAACATCAGTCGCATCTACCATTTCAGCAGCAGTTCTTGTGCCACTAGATATGGGGAATGAACCAATTTGACTATCCCACCATGTGAGTGAATCAGAATTGATTTGTCCCAATGTACGATTATATCCTACGATACAGTTATCTACATTGCCAGGAGCGTGCCACACTGACGTGTCTGCCCCCAGGTCTTCGATAATACCACCACCATTGTCTTCACCAGTGTAATCACCACTTGCCAATGTACCTGCACCGTTTAAGGATGTTAGTCCAGCATCGGTTGCACCAGTAGCTGCAAACAATCCAGTACCAAAAAGGTCCTTAATTGTTTTTTCAGCGTTCTTCATTTTTGCCTTCAAAATTGAAAGCACTTGATTTGAGCCCATATTTATGTGAACCTCATTTTGTGAGATATTCACACTATTATAGGCAGTAGCCCAGTTCCATACGGATTTCTGAGCAATGTCGGTTCGTGCTTGAGCTGTGGCTGTAGAACCATCTGAAGCCAGCCAGCCTGAGTTTCCGTTTTGTGCATATTCAATTGGTACATTTATAGCTGCACCACCATCTAGCCTGTCAGCATTTTTTAAAAGCTTCAAGCAGAGAGCATTGGAATTGAATATATTATCTACCAGTACGGGTAAAAACTTTTCCCGTGATAGAGCACTAACGGTATTTGTAAGAGCCATTTAAAACTCCTTCCTTTAGTTAGTTATTATTCATCTTCAAAATACTTCGCAATCTCAGGATCGTTCATTGTTATATTGTCCCAGTTGTACTTTTTGGGAGCTTTCACTTCCTTTGCACCAACCTGGGCCGTTCCAATAACCTTACCTTTATTGCGAGCAGTATTTTCACCAAGCTTTTTATAGTGAGTTAACTCTGATTGCATCTCAGCATAACTCCACTCACGAAAAGCCCTGTCAAGGTCAGGTAGACCGTTTTCAATAAACTTGTTTGCATTCTTATCTGCAAACTCTAAAAACTCTGCTACCTTTTCACCCTCTAAATACTCAGGGAACTTTTCTTCGAGGTTTGTTAGCTGACCATCCAATTTATCAACACGAGATTCCATAACACGTTCACCTTCAATATTTTCCAGGACTTTTAGCCTTTCATTTAATTCAGGTGATATCACAGGAGCTGTTCCTTGAACTTCCTGAACTGGAATATCAATATCCCCATCCAGTCCCAGAGCCTTAACAGCTTCTGGATCGTCAAAAAAGAAATCCTTGAGGTGATCACGGAAATTCCCGTCTTCGTTGATCTTCTGACCAAGCTTTCCCCACTTAGATAGATTTTGAGCTTTTTCGGTATTAGATTTCTGCCAACTTTCTTTGTTAGTAGAATCCTCACGCCAGGCCATAATTGCTTCACGGTCAAAACGTTCACCATCAATCTCAAATCCATCTTCTACAACCTCAGCTTCTGTTTCTTCCTGAGTGGAAGCTTCTTCTGTTGTTGTTTCTTTCTCTGCTGATTGTACAGCATCCGAGTTATCCTCGGTTATTTGAGAGTTTTCCCCTTCGGGGAGAGTGCTCTCACTTCCACCCGTTGCCGGGCTAATAATAATATCATTCAAACTTTCCATTTCTTCATCTGTTAGCTCGATATTGTTATAATCTTCGTGTGCCATTTTCTTCCTTTCCAGACTTCTTTAAAAAAGCGTAGCTTTAAAAGATTGGTCTGTGTTTGTTAAATTAAACTTTTACTTTCTGAGAGTAATACATACCACCTTGTTCTCCAATTTTGTACAAAGTACCGTTGTGTATAAATGGATCACCAGTAGATTTACCTAAACGGGTTACCAAGTTCTGTGCCCAAACATCTTTGTCCGTAGCAGACTGCTCAAGACTGTATTGCCTACCACGATGTGTATAATCAATTGTAGAATCGTGAACATCCTTTGGGTCATAATCACCGAATTTGCTATATGTACCACCACCTTGTTTTGCCATATTTTGCAGATATGACTTCCGGGCTGGGCCACCTTTGTATTTTTTATCTTTTCCCATTTTATTTTCCTTCAGCCACTAGGCCTTTTAGTTTTTCACGTTTTGCCAGAGACTGAACCTCTGGATCATTTGAATTGAATGCATTTAGCATACATTCCTTTGTCACACCTGGATACCCATTTTTCCTACACCAGTTTTTCATTGTTAGATTATTGGTTTTCGGCACGGGTTCCCTCCACTTGGACTTGGCGTGTCTGCTCTGCTGCACCAGATAATTCTCTCTGACGAAGTAGTGCTTCTAAGATTTCATTTTCATCTGTAGATTTCCCAATAATATCCATCTCACCCTGCATTTGCTTTTGCTGTTCTGCACGGGCACTTGTAATTTGATTTAGGATATCCTTTGTAATATCTGCCTGTGTGAAACGCCAGAATGACTCGGCATCTAATAGGCCAAGCTGTAACAGATCAATAGCCTGATCCATTCTTGCAGCTCTACTCTCTGGTAGTGATGATCCTGGTATATATTTAAAATCCATATCAGCACTAAGCTCATAGGGTTGTACTTCGTTAAATTCATATCCAGTCCCATCATCTGAAAATCTTCTGATAGAGATTGAGTGTTCATAATTATTAACAAGCAGGTTCAATGTCATTTTGTAAATATCAATAATAGCATCTGTGCCTATCTCTCTTTCCTTGGCACGGATAACCTGTTGACTAGCTTCCTGTAATTGGGAAATTGCCCGACTTGCTGTAAC